ATAGCTATCATGACTGTTATTAGTGGCACAAACTATCTAGTGCTACACTATAGTACTACAATGACATATTTAGTCTCTTCTCTCTCTATAGGATGAGCATATACATAACCGCAATATCAAAAATATTAAGAAATGAAAAAACATATTAAGAATAGAAAATACTATTCGTAAATATTGAATGTAGGTCTGACATTAGGTGAAACTAGTGGAATTACACCAGACGTGGTGCCTACTTCAACAATCCATGAACCTGAGCAAGCGTTCACAAAAACTGCTAAGTAATGGGATAATAAAGAGAGCACATCTACGTACAATAACATAAGAACCGTAGTAGCTCTCTTCCCTTGCGTCTTGCTAATTAATAAATAATAAAAACAATTAAAGAAATGAGTGAAACAGAATACTTTAGACAGGCTTGTAAAGACCAAGTTAAGTTTACTGATAAGGTAAGAGCTAACAAAGACCATGAGATAGCTTTACTTGAATTAGAAATAAAAAAATTAAAAAGCAAACTTGGGAAAGACTCAAGAAATTTAGGACATCAACTAACAGGTATTGATCGTCAATTCAAAGAACTTGAAATTACACATATGGGTTCTGAGTTTGAAGATGACAACTATAATAACATATTCTAAATAGGTTATATAGTACATGGTGATATAGCAACAATTGAAGTATCACTACACTATATACAAGTATAAAGAGAGGAGAAAAGCCATGGTTTAGCACAACGCTAGTAAAGTAACCCAAAGTGTTCTCTCTTTTTACTTTACTAATAAGACAATTCGTATACATTCTAATATTAACTTAAATGAAATCAAATAATAAAAATGGAAAATTATCTAAAAAACAAAAGAGAAGTATTAAACGGAAGGTTGATCTGGAACTCGGTGTGCAGCCATATAGCACAAAAATTCACAAACCTAAAACTTTATACAAAAGAAAACCCAAGCATAGAGGATTATGGGAACAGGATTCCTGACCAAAAACTAACTAATATAGTTAGAGGTAGAAATCTATTTAAAGGAAACACTTTGAATATATGGTCTACTAAGAAAGCAATAGGTGTATCAAACAGTTACTATTGTAATCATGTAATTCAAGAACATAACATTGAGACAGGTATATCTACAATAAAATACAGTACTCATAGTAAAAGAGGTAAGTGGACTGGTCAATTAATTACAGCATTTAACTCAAAGAAAAAGAAATCTAATCCTGTTTTAAATAGTATGCAGATAAATATACCTAAAGAGTTGTTTAAAGAACACAATAACAGTGAGACAGAAATAACTAAAGCAATCCTGTATATGCATGAATGGGGTGATGTTCAAATGCATCTTGATGTTAAGTATAAACAAAAAGGAAACTTAAACTTTCAAAACAATTGGGAAAACATTAATGATATAAAGAGATTAAGTAAGATTAAATCATATATTCTAAAAACAATTAAAGAAAACCCTTTGTTAATACTGAATCAAACATTAGCATTTAATGAAGATCTATATTATTACAATTTAACAATAACTAAAAATAACTTAATAACCAAATTATGACAGAATTCCAACTTATAGACGGGCCAGAAGTGCCAGCGGCTATAAAACCTATGACTGAATTACATGATAAATTAGTCAAAGGATACAATGATGAACAAGAAATAAAGTTACCAAAGCTTATACAGTCTATGGAAAATAGATTAACTAGACAAGTAGAAGAATTAGTATCTCTAGAAAACATTATACAAACTAGTAACACTAAATTAGCATCCGTGTTAAGTGTATTCCGTGAAATAATGAATGATGATAATACATCTGATAAGACAAAGGATATAATCATGGAAAGATTACAACAAGTAGCTGTCTAATGGAACTCCATAAAGATGTAATCAGTAAAATAATATGTGATCAGGTGTTGAATGATAAGATACCTGATCATGTTAAACAAAAGATAGCAGGATGTATGAGCTCATGGGGAGAAACTTTAGACGTGATCATATATTTAGCTCTTAAACAACCAGACACATTAGTTCTTAGACCAAATGATTTTGTTTTATATAAATTACAAAAGGATTGGAGAACAAAAGAGTTAGGTGAACTTGACTTACTTCTAGATAAGGGTCTTGCCTATGTTGTTAACGGTGAGACAGTATACCTAGGAAAAATTACAGGTAGTGGAGGATATGGTGAGTTTAACCACCATGATTCTACATTTAAGCTCCAATCATATGGAGTTACAGATGATCTTGATATAAAAACTCAAGACAATACAGTAAGTTACATAGACATTATGTCTATACATACAGTAAAATCAACAAAATTAATAGGGATTATGAATACTATTTTAAAAAGATAGCTATAATACTACTATAAATTTTAAAAATTGTGACTCAAGGTTAGTTAGTAAATGATATACTATTGTTATTTTTGTGAATAAAAAATAATAAAATTATGTTATACCAACTAGCCAACGGCCACACTATAGAACTTTCCACTGAAGCATATTTAGATATGACTGATGAGGAATTGAAGGACCTTGAGTGTCTTAGTCCTTCACAATTAATGGAAATAAATAATCCGTGGTATAAACCATTCTCCAGTAAAACAAAAAAACAAGCAAAGGAAAAAGATCCTTATGCATTACATAATGTTACTGATGAAGAAAAGTTAAAGGACCTTTATGACCAACAGAAAGAAGACATGTAATAATTAACAGAGTATTTAAAAATTAAACAAACAAAATGAAATTCAAAAACCAATCAGTTACTATTGTCAAAGATGACTTAGGTAACACAATCAGAGTATCTAAAAGAAATGCAGAATATGCTCACATTAGATTAGCACAAGAAAAAACAGTAATAAACAATGGATGGGTAAATGTTAAGACTATTAGCACATTACTCCACGGTAAGACTGAGACATTAATTGCTTCAGGAGTTAAGAAGTACAAGAAGTTACCAGGAAACATAGTAGTAATAGAATCATTTGAAGGTGAAGAAAGAGATCTTAAGATGGCAGGTAAGACTGATGTAGTATGTTGTCAAGATGGACAACCTATATACAGAACTACTAAGTATGATGCAACAGGTACATTAGAAGATGTATTAATTCCTCATACTAATGGTCAAGCTATTAAAGATGCTAACAAAGCTATGGGAGCAACACTAGCAGATCTAAATAATTCTAAAGTTTCTGACTCAAATGAATCTATGATTCAAGATGAGAAGACTGAAGAAGTTGATGACAATCAAGTAGATCTAGAAGATGCTATAGCTGAAGTAGAAGCAGAAGCGCTTGAAACTCCTGAACTAGATGAAGAAGGTAATACATCTATTGTTTATGAAGGTCCAGAAATAGATGAGGAAGTTGAAGAAGAAGTTGAAGTAGAAGAAGAGAATGTTTTCACTCTATAAGGATTAGCTACCCTATAACATAGCTACTATAGATTGAGAGTAACCGGATGTCATAGCCTGGTTACTCTCTTTCTTTTTTATACCTATCAAAGTAATAACTAAATTAAAATAATAAAATGCAAATATCCAAGACTCAACTTTCAAAGTTGAACCAACAAAGACTGATTAATAAATTAGATTACCTAGGTATACTGAGTGAATATCAAACATTAACAAAAGATCTTACACAACAAATAGTATACAGCCAATTGTCACAAAGACAACACTTCCTTTTTAAAAGAGTATTGCACGGTCTAAACGTGTATAAGCCAGAAGAGCTAGAGCAAATGCACTGGGATAAAAAGAGAAGAATAAAAAGAGTATGGAGACGTTCTCAGCAAGTTATAAATTCTTGGAAACAAGTTATATGTAACAAGAGAGCCAATGAAGTATTTAAATTGTTTGACCATAGCCCTTTAGCTAAACACTTCCTTAGTGAAGATGTTAATAATACTGATGACAAGTTCATTAACAAAATGTCATTGAAAGAATTAGATATAACATATGAAGACTTAGTCATCAAGTTTATATCAGAGGGACTTCTACCTCAAAATTATCTAGCAGTTAGATGAAAGTAAAGAAGAAATTGTGTGTAGGCTGTAAGTCTGAGCAGTACATCTGGAAGAATCAATCTGGTAACCGTTATTGTAAAACCTGTTGGTATAGAATAAAGGAAAAAGTAATCATAACAAAACCTAAACCGGTGTTGTCAAAGAAAATTACAAAACCTATAAAGAAAGTTTCTTCTAAGATGTCTGTTCAACTTACTATTTACACCAAGTTAAGGAGAACGTTCCTTGAGAAGTATCCATTATGTCAAGCATCACTACATAACTGTAACCTACAATCTACTGATGTACATCATAAGAAAGGTAGGGGTAAACATTTGAATGACCCAACTACTTGGTTATCAGTGTGTAGGAGCTGTCATAATTGGATAGAGGACCATCCTGTTGAATCAACAGAGATGGGATTTACTAATAAATAAAATATATAATATGGATAAGAGTATTGAGATTTGTAGAAACTTAAAGAATACTATAGATAAAATGGATAATGTTGGTGCAACAATTGGTGAGACTGCAGTTAGAGGTAATGGAATATGGACAGCAGTAAGAGCATCAAAGTCATCACTAGTTAACAAGTTAAACTATATAATGAAAAAAAATAATATAACCCATGAGCAAATTAAGTAGACTAAGAGAAGAACTAGCAAGAGAAAAAACGGAAGATTTATTAAATGAGATTAATAAAGAAGAGAACCCAGAGATAATAGAAAAAGAAATGTGGGATCATTACTCAGAGCTACCAAACCCATCATGGTATGAGTATAAAGAATCACAGGAGTTTCAGAATCAAATTAAATATAAAGAAGTATTAAACAAAGAGATAGCTGAAGCTAGAGAGTATACTAATGTAGATGAGCACACTGCTGTAGATACACATCAACTAATGAAAATGGATAAGCAACATATCATTGAAGTATTAGTACATGCTATAGGAACCATAAGACATTTAAAAGATGACAAATAATTATAACAATAATAAAAAACAATTTGAAGAGTTTGATTATATCAAGTCACTTGACAAGATGGATAAGAGTGAGTTAATAGTAGAGGCATTAACTCAACGTGAAATGGTAATAGAATTAAAAGAAGAAATAGATACAATGAAGTTTGTATTGGCTGATGCTTCTGAAGATTTTATAAATGTACCTTTAGCTCAGCGTTTACTACGTGAAAATAAGCAAAAGCAATGAGTAGAGACCAAGTACAAGATAAAGCGTTAGAGATTATATCTCAACATAATAGGTGCGGTCTAGGTATATCTATGGGTGTAGGTAAGACAAGGATAGCATTACAACACATGATGAATCACTATCATGCCTTCTCGTCATTCCTAGTTGTAGCACCAAAAAAAAGTATATTTGAGTCATGGCGCACTGAATGTACTGAGCTTAACTGCACGCACTTACTAGACCATATTAAGTTTACTACCTATCTTTCTCTTAATAAGCATAAGCCTACAGAGTATGATATAGTATACTTAGATGAGTGTCATAGTCTTCTTACCGGACATAGAGATTTTCTTGATGCATATACAGGTAAGATCCTTGGATTAACCGGGACACCACCAGTGAGTGGAGAAAAAGAAGAAATGGTAAGTAGGTATTGCCCAATAGTATATAACTTTGATGTAGATCAAGCAACAGACAGTAATATACTTAATGACTATAGGATTATAGTACATATGTTACCTATGTCTAACCATAAAAATCTTGCTAAAAAAAGAAAAGATGGTGGTACATGGTATACATCAGAAGTAAAAGACTATGAATATACTTCAGGTAGAATTGAAGACGCTCCATATGGTAAACAAAAACAATTAGCTGCTATAATGAGAATGAAAGCAATGATGGAGTATCCAACAAAAGAAAGTTATGCAAGACAATTACTTAAAATAGTTAAAGATAGATGCATTCTTTTTGCAAATACACAGAAACAAGCAGATAGAATGTGTAAATATAGTTATCATTCAAAAAATAAAGCTAGTAAAGATAATCTAGAATTATTTTCTAACGGGACTATAGATCAGCTATCATGTGTATTACAATTAAGTGAAGGTGTTAGTATACCAGGACTTAAGCAAGGTATTATAATGCATGCTTATGGTAATGAACGCAAGTCTGCTCAAAGAATAGGTAGATTGCTAAGACTTAATCCTACTGAGACAGCAATGTGTCATATACTGTGTTATAAAAATTCAGTTGATGAGCAATGGGTTAAAAAAGCCTTAGCAGAATTTTCAGATGATAAAATTAAATATTTTGAACCAACTAATAAACAATTAAATTATGGGTAGAATGAAAGAAGTATTCATGCAGATGCGTGAGGATGAATGGTTAGGTACTGATACTGAGTACATTAAACATTATGTTGAAAAATACATAAAAACCAAAGATGTATATATACCACAACCTTGTCCAAACTGTAATAGTGAAAAGTTATTATTTAATGCACTTGATGATGTTGAATGTCAAGAAAATGGATGTGGTCAAAAGTTTATAATGACAGACATGAATACGTTACGTTATGCCTAGGCCTAGTCATAAGTGGCATACAAACATAGACTGGGATGGATCTGATTTACAGTTTCATTGTACATATGAACCGGGTGAAAGAGAAACACGTGATGATCCTGGGACAGACATATCTATAAATATAGAAAAGGTATTAATGACTTTACCTGACAAGAATGATAATATGGTTACTGTTGATGTATTAGGTATCTTAGATTTTGATATAGACTTTGATGTAGTATTAGAGACTATTAAAGAAGAGATACAAGATCATGAACCAGACCCTGATAGATATAGAGATGATTATTAAAGTAATAATGAGTGATCCTGGTGATGAACAGCCAGGCACTCATATAATAAAAACAATATGAAAGGATTATTTAACAGTATACTAATAAAAAAAGATGGGGAATGGAAGCATTCTCTATCTATAAAAGAACAAGAGTATAAAGATATGATGGATACTTTACCTGATGGTACCAAAGTTAATCTAACAGTTGAAGTTCAAGGTAAAGATGCAACATATGCACAAATGAAAAGAATTCATGCTATGATAAGACAGTTATCATCAGACACAGGTGGAGATTTTGATGATCTTAAAGAGATGATTAAAAAAAACTCTGGTCTATGTATAGATGAAAAATGTAAATCTTTTGCAGATTGTGACACAGAAGAATTAAATCTTGCTATACAAGCATGTATAAAGTTAGGAGATTTTTGTGGATCTAACTTACGTTAGTCTTTCTTCTTCTTCTTAGTAGATTTTTTCTTAGTCTTCTTTGCTGCCTTTAACTCTTCATCAATCTTTTTTTGATTTGCTATGACACGTTCAGCTATGTCATCATCAGTCAATGGTTGAATTTGATCTGGGTTTTTAGACATTAAAGCACCCATAAAAGATTCTCTGTCATATATTCTAGTCTTCTTCTGAAGACCTGCTTGTGCATTAAATTCATTTTGGATGTTCAATAGAACCCATATAGCAACATCATAATCTTTTACTAGATCAGTATCTACATCTTTGTAGTCTGCTTTAATATACTCTAATGCTCTTGTTGCTTCTAGTGGATCAATTGATTCTAATATATATTCTAAAGATTTACCAACTGCTCTACTAAATGCACCTGAAATCTTAATATCAACAGTATCTTCATCTGGAACTGCTGCAAAGGTATCTGATGGTAATTGTTCACTAAGTTCAATCATCTCATCTACTTTTTTTTGATAAGATTTTAATTCTTCTTCTTCCATATTATATTATTTTATGGTACAAATATAAGAAAAAAAACTAAATAAAATACAATTAAAATTGTATATTTGCTAACCTAAAAAAACAGATAAAATATGTGGGAATTACTACAGGAAATCCTAGTAGACAAGCTTACACCAAATCAATTGTTATTATTATATTCAATTGATAACAGCACAAGTATTGAAACTATTAACCCTCATTTAGAGATTAGAGGATTAGTTAAGGAAAAACTAGTTGACTACAAAGAAGGTGAGTCAGTTGAGATTACTAATAAAGGTAAAGAAATTATATCTAAATATAATGGGTATTTTACCAAAGCCAAAAAGAAAACTAATATTCATTTAATGGGTAAAGAATATACAGAAATGGTAGAGGAATATAGAGAACTATTTCCTGCAGGTAAGTTACCTCATGGTAAACCGGCCAGAGTTAATGTAAAAACATTAATAAATAATTTTAGATGGTTCTTTGAAAACTATGACTATACTTGGGATGAAGTTATTCAAGCAACAAGAAGATATATTAATGAATACGTTCAGAAAGAATATCTTTATATGCAGACTAGTCAATACTTTATATCTAAAGCAGATCAATCTAAAGTTAAACAATCACAACTTGCAGACTATTGTGACATGATTAGAGATGGAGTTGAAGAAGAAGACAATAATCATTTTAGTGAAAACGTAGTATGAAAAACTTACATTTTAAAATATATATTATATCTACTATCTTATTGGATTTACTTGATGAAACAGAAGGTGACACAAGGTTTAAGAATAAGTTAAGGTTTCACATTAATAAAACAATTAATGAACTTGAAAAAATAACAGAAAATCATACAACCAATGAAGCTAATCAACTTGTAAATAAAATATGGACATCAGTAGAAGAACAATTAAAAGAATTAGATGAGTAATAAACCAATGTGGAACGGTCAACACACGGCCTTTCAAGAAGCACTTAGATATATGCTTGATAGACAATCAGGCAAGGAGAAATCCATATATACACCGTGGCCTAAGTTTAATGATGCTATAACAGATGGATTAGAGTGGAATACACTTACAGTTATTGGTGGTAGACCTGGTTCAGGTAAGACATTAATAAAAGATCAGATCATTAGAGAATCATTTGTACTTAATCCAGAGGATAAATTTAGAGTATTAGAATTTCAATTTGAAATGGTAGGTAGAACCTCTGCAATAAGAGAGTTCAGTTCATTAACCGGTCAAACATATAAAGAATTATGTAGTGCAGGTAGTACATTAGATTCTGAAACATTTAACAGATGTCATCTCTATGCTAAAGATAGAGTTAAGTTTCCCGTAGATATAGTATCTACTCCAATGACTGTCAATCAAATGCGTGAACAGGTTGATATGTATATGAATGAACATAAAGGACAGAAGACTATAATAACCCTGGATCATACCATATTAGTTAAGAGAGCGCCCTATCAAAACAATAGATTAGATATGCTATTTGAATTAGGTGAATTCTTTACACAAGTTAAGCGTGAGTATCCGTGTTTATTTATAGCACTGTCTCAACTTAACAGAAACATTGATAACCCGGAAAGGGCTGTTGATGGTAAGTATGGTAACTATATTCTTGAGTCAGATATATTTGGTTCAGATGCAATGTTACAACATGCTGATACATTAATAGGTATTAACAGGCCAGCCAAACAAAAGATAAAGTATTATGGTCCAGATAGATATGTTATTGATGATGAAAAAACTTTAGTATTACATTTCCTTAAGGCAAGGAATGGTGATGCACGTATGTCATTCTTCAAAGCAGCATTTGAAAGAATGGAAATCTTAGAGATGGACACACCATCACAAGCTCCTCGTAGACAAGTATAATTAAAATTAATTAAATGACACCAGCTGAAAGAAAGAAAAAAGTATTGGAGTTGTATGAAGAACATAGATCTTACTTTGAAAGTAAGAAAATACAACATCCCCTATATATTCCTAAGATGGCATATAGGCCACCTAGTAAGGATGAAAAGCATGTATCATTTTTCCCTAGTGAACTACAGAAAGGGGAAGATATATATACTGAATTTGTAAGCATTGCTTATGACTCAGAAGATTTAAAGAGAACATTATATTTATTAAAACATAATCCTCATTGGTCTGAAGAGTATGAGTTAGTCACATCAAAATCAGGGCATGAAAGACATATCATTCCAATTGGTGAATTAAAAGTAATCAATGATATAAATTCAAGAGCCAAAACAGAAGTAACTTTAGAAGAAGCAGTAACAACACTCACAACAAAGGATATTAACATAAAAAATCCTGAGTCAGAGAGAGATATTGTAGATGTACTAAAGGGAATTGAAAAAGCATTATTAAGTATTAACCAAAAATTAAGTAAATAGAATGGCACAAAGCGTATTAGTTATTGCTGATTCAGGTACAGGAAAGTCTACCGCAATCAGAAAATTAGATCCAAAAGAGACTTTCATTATTAACATTGCTAATAAACCACTACCGTTTAAAGGTTGGAAAGGAAATTACAAGAACATTTCTAAAGATAATCCAAAAGGTAACATGACTTCAGCATCTTCAGCGGCAGGTATTATTAAAGCAATGCAACATGTTAATGATAAAATGCCTGACATCAAGACATTAGTTGTTGATGATTGGCAGTATATGTCCAGCTTTGAATACTTTGACAGAGCTAATGAAAAGGGATATGATAAGTTTACTCAGATTGCAGCTAACTTAGCACAGGTTGCTAAGATGCCTAAAGACATGAGAGAAGACTTAACTATCTTTTTCTTAACTCACTCAGAAGATTCAACAGATGTTAATGGGCACAGAAAAGTTAAGGCTAAAACAATTGGTAAGATGATTGACAACACCTTAACATTAGAAGGTTTATTCTCTATAGTTCTATTTGGCCGTGTTAAAAAAGATGAAGATGGTCTAGAGTATGGATTTGATACCGTAAATAATGGGGAGAACACATGTAAAACTCCAATGGGAATGTTTAAAGATTCCTTTATAGAAAATGATCTACAGTTAGTTAAGAACTGTATAGCAGAGTATGAAAAATAATATTAATTAAAAAAAGAAAGAAAGATGTTAAACACAAAAGACATGAGCGTAGGCTCAGGAAAAGCAAGACCTTTAATGGGTCCAGGTAATTCAGAAGTAAGAATCAATTCAATAACATTTGAACAAACTCCTTATGATTCTGAAGCATACAATGTTATGTTACATGTAGAAGGTAAGCCGTTAGGTGGAGACTTTGAAGGATTCTTTAGAGATAAAGATAATGAATCTAAAGGTAGATATGAAGGACAAATTGGTAGAGTTAGAATGACACCATATCCATATAAGTCTACAACTTTACCAAGCGGTAGAGAAATTGATAGAGATCAAGAGATACTTAAGTCTATGATATTCTTAAGTGAAGTGATGAACAAGAGAAGTGAATTAGATGCAGTAGAAGCTCAAACAATTGAAGACTTTGTAGATGCAGCTAGTAAATTATTCTCAGGTTCATTCTTTAATGTATGTCTAGGATCTAGAGAATGGGAAAACAAAGAAGGTTATGTAAACAATGATTTATATTTACCTAAACTTTCTAAGGATGGTATACCTGCTGAAGCATTAGATAAAGATAACTCAAGGTTAATTTCTTTTAATGAATCAGTTCATGTACGTAAACTAGTAAAGAAAGATGATGGAGGATCTACAACAAACAAAAAGTTTGAGCCAGCAATGAATGGCACTGCAGGATCTGACTTTGATCTTTAATAAATAATATAAGTAGAGGGTGTTGGATGGTGTTAGTCCAGATATGGCAGACACAGCTTAATTGAGATGAAAACATTTGCGTTACCAATCCTCAGCCCTAAACTTATTAATATTAATACTATGTTTACTACAAAAGGATTTGCTGATAATAAAAATGATGTAAATAGTGCATGGGTGTTTGAGTACTACTTAACTTTACCTGAAAGATTAGCTGGACAAGATTTAAAAATTAAGTCCGTGTTTAATCCTAATGAAAAGACACCAAGTATGTGCATCTATTTATGTCCGTATAAGAATGAATATAAGTTCAAAGATTTTTCTACAGGTAAACAGGGAAGTAAGGTTGACTTAGTACAAGAACTATTTGACCTGAATTATTCTAAAGCTTTATTTAGAATAGTTGAAGATTATAATAAATGGGTTATGGATGGTGGTATATTTGATTCAGAAGAATTTGTGCCTGCACCTAAGTTTAAGTTAGATGCAACTATACCAAGAGATTGGAATAATAAAGACGCAGACTTCTGGTTACAGTTTAACATTGGAGCATCAACACTATCTAAATACTTAGTACAACCACTTGATTACTTTACAATGATAAAGGATACAGGTGAGAGTATTGAAAAAATTAAGATAGAGAAAGAAGGTATCTATGGTTACTTTGATACTGCAGGTAAATGCTATAAGATATACCAGCCACACAGTAAGAAGAATAAGTTTACAAAAGTGTTAGAACATCTTCAAGGACTTGATCAATTGACATATAAGAAAGATTATTTAATTATAGTGTCATCACTTAAGGACGGAATGTGTCTTAATTCTTTTAACTTTAACCTAGAGTTCATAGCGCCACATAGTGAGAACACTATCATCAAGCCACATATCGTACACAATTTACAAGGTAAGTATAAAAAAATATTATCTTTGTTTGATAATGATGAAGCAGGCCACGCAGCAATGGAAACATACAAAAATGTATACAATATAGATGGTATATACATTAAATCAGAGAAAGATATATCTGATGCAGTTAAAAAGTATGGTGCTGATGCAGTAAAGCCTAAGTTGTTTAACCTAATAAAATCAAAGATATGAAATGGTGGATACCAGGAAACGTACCAAGCTCAAAGAATAGCCGTCAATGGACGGGTAAATACTTTATAGTAAGTAAGACTGTAACTAAGTATAGGAATGCCACTAAGGTTGACTATATAAGGATAGCTCCTCAATTTAAACATGAGATAGCTAAGTATGCTTTCCCTCTTACTATAACCTTTAAGTTTATTAGAGGTAGCCGCCATAAATTTGATTACCTAAATCCTGCTCAAACTGTTCAAGATGATATGGTTAAGCATGATTGGATTAAAGATGACAACTGTGAATTTATTATACCAAGGTTTGAAAAATTTGAATACAATAAAGAAAATCCAGGTGTATGGATTGAAATAGATGAAAAACTAAATAAATTAATAGATGAATAAAGAACCTAATATAATAGTGGTATGGCCAAGCAAGAAGTAACCCTTCAAGTTTATGACAAACTAATAGAAATGATGAGATCCTCCAACACGGAGGATTTTTTTATGGGATTAGAATTATACAAAAATCATATAAGGACACATGTCCTGGATTTATTAATGACTAAGTCTTTTGGCGGAACTAAAAGAATAGACTTTATGAAAGGTATTGGATTTGATGAAATTAAATACAATTGGAGATTAAGGTTAGATGAATTAGAAGAATTGGTAAATAATAATAATGAACGTTTAATATTTGAAAGATTAAAAGATGAATACAACAACAATTAACATACAAAAGATTGTAGATAAAGTATCTAAAGCTTGTAAGTCTCTAATGTTTAAAGAACCATTCTATGGTTTATTTCTCGTTGGAATGAACAAGCAGTATAAAATGACCCTTCCAACAGCAGGTGTGAGTAAATTAGGAATGGGTGTACAATTAGCTATTAACCCAGAGTTTTTTGATAGTTTAAGTGAAGTACAACAAATGGGCTTGCTTAAGCATGAGATACTACATGTATCCTTTGGGCACTTAATAATGAGAGATAGGTTTGAAGATATGAAACTCTTTAACGTTGCAGCAGATCTAGAAATTAATCAGTATATAAAATCTGATGCTCTTCCTGAAGGTGGGTTAAAACTAGATACATTTCCTGAATTAAATCTTCCTGAAAGAGCTGGAACTAAAGTATACTATGACTTACTACAACAGGCCCAAGAAGAAGGTACTTGTCCCGGATTAGATAACATACTAAATACTATGGATGGATCTAGTCCATATTGTCATCCTACATGGGATGAGTTTGATGAACTATCAGAGGCTGATAAAAAGTTAGTACAAAAACAAATTGAGCACCAACTTAAGGAAACAGCTGAACAAACTGTAAAAAGATGTGGTTCAGTGCCCGGTGAACTTAAAGATATAATTGAAAGACTAACCACAATTGAACCTCCCTCATTTAATTGGAAACAATATCTAAGAAGGTTTGTTGGTAATTCTAGTATTATATACACTAAGAAGCTTAGGCGTAAGTATAACAAAAGATATACAGGTAGTCCGGGTCTTAAGATTAAATATAAAAACCATATATGTGTTGGAGTAGATACATCAGGATCCGTATCCAATGATGAACTTGTAGAATTTATGAGTGAGCTTACACATATGCATAAAACAGGTCACAAGATTACTGTAGTACAGTGTGACACAGCTATAAATTCTATAGAAGAATTCAACCCAAAAAAAGATTGGGATATAAAAGGAAGAGGAGGTACTGACTTCCAACCGGTTGTAGATCATTACAATGACAAAGGGTGTTACACTGCTCTTATATATCTAACAGATGGTGAAGCATATACACCAGACAACTGTCCAGCAAATACATTGTGGGTACATAGCACTCGTTGTAATATAAATGAGGAACTACCAGGACTAAAAATTCAAATTAATAATATTAAAGAAAATTAAAAAATGGCACAAGTAAATTTAAACATTGATGAGTTAGAAGGATTTGTAAATCACGTAATTGAAAACAACAGGTTCTTACAAAAGCAAGGCAAGAAGCCTGTAGCAATTGAGGTAGTAGGTGAATCAGGTATTGGTAAAACTACAAGTATAATGGACATGGCAAAGAACCATGACCTAGATTTTGTTAAGTTAAACTTAGCACAGATAGAAGAGTTAGGTGATTTAGTTGGTTTTCCTACTAGACAGTTTCAAATGTATAAAGAAAAGCAAGTACCTGTTAAAGGTGATGATGTAAACTATGGCCGTTCTACTGCAGCTGCAGATGATATACTTAAGCTAGCAAATAAAACTACTACTAAGAAAGTTGGTCAGTGGGTGGATGAGTTAGCAGTATCTGATTATTTAAAGAGTGGATGGAAAATGACAGGACAAAACCGTATGTCTTACTGTGCTCCTGAATGGATTGCAGGCAGAAAGAAAGGTGGTATCTTATTATTAGATGACTGGAACCGTGCAGATACAAGATTTATCCAAGCTGTTATGGAATTGGTTGACCGTCAAACATATATCTCATGGTCTTTACCACAAGATTGGCACATCATGTTAACAGCAAATCCTGATAATGGAGATTACATGGTTAATAGTATTGACTCAGCACAGAAAACAAGATACATTACTGCAAATCTAAAGTTTGATGTAGACGTGTGGGCACGTTGGGCAGAAGCAGAAGGTATTGATTCAAGATGTATTAACTTCTTATTGTTACACCCTGAACTAGTAACACAAGAAACTAATGCAAGATCAATATCAACATTCTTTAATGCTATATCTAGCTTTGATAATTTTGATAAGAATCTACCATTAATCCAAATGATTGGTGAAGGTTCGGTAGGTGAAGAGTTTGCTTCTATGTTTACTATATTCATTAACAATAAGTTAGATAAATTAGTTACACCAAAAGACTTGTTAACTCATGAGAATGAAGCTTATATAGTAGGTGAACTTTCTACCTGCGTTGGTAAAGATGAGAACTACCGTGCAGATATTGCTTCAACATTAGCAACAAGGCTTGCTAACTATGCAGTTGTATACTCTAAAGAGAATACAGTTAATCAAAAGATTACTGATAGATTATTAACTTTATGTACTAAAGACTATTTTTCTAATGACCTTAAGTATTTAGTTGTTAGAACTATCTTTAATGGTAATAAGCAAAAGTTTAATAAGTTTATGATGAACCCGGAAATTATTAAAATGACACTTAAATAAAATAACATGAGTAAAAGAATGCATAAAGATGTGCGCTCTATGACTAATATTATTACTAACCTTGGCCTTATAAGCACAGACATCAACGGGATGATCTGTGCTCGTAATGCACGTGAGGCAACAACAGTAATAGTTAGTGATTGTGGTGATGCATGGACAAGACATACAGAAATGATACAAGGAGATTCAGAAACTCCTTTAAGAAACTATAAAAAAAAGAAAGCTTTTATAATGCCTGGCTCTACTATAACTGCTGATAGAATGAAACAAGAATTAAGAGAACATGGGATTACAGTTACTAATGATATAGCTAATGCTGATATATTTATTACTAATTATAATACACAATGTACTATACACAATGAACAATTACCTTTAACGATACCTATGTTTAATATAACAAATGGTTATAGTATTACTGAATGGGAAAATGACGTAAGGAAATGTGATGAAATGAATCAATGGATGCAAAATAATACTATTGAACATATGTTATATGATAGAGGTGTTGTTGATGAAATGCAAACAAGTCTTCATAGTTGTGAATATGATTCTTTACCTTATGATACTTATGTTTATACAGGGATGGCGTTAGAAGTACTAGATAGATTAACAAATGGTGCTGAAACAGTTTATGAAGATAGAGTTTTAGTTGAATCTCCAAACATGCAGGTTCTTACAGAAGAACTACTAGAAACTATTTTAGAAATGTATCACGCAGGAGCAGATGACAGAGAGTTATTAATAAAAATACTTCCTACTATTCAATCAGATACTAATCATCATCTTATATGGAAGATGTTTCAGAATGTAAAAGAGTATCACTTCGGTACACGTAATAAAGATTTAAGACATTGGTTTAATCACATAGAGGCTGACCGCTATGATAGACAAGAACCAGAAGATTTTATAAATTATTATCATGAAGCTGGCTTATTGACCAATAAAGGTTTTAAATTTATGGAGCCTTTGTGTAGAAAAGAAATAAGAATTCACAACAGAGAGTTGTATGTGTTTAAGGTAGAAATTAAACCAGAATTTAGAGAAAAATATTTAAAAACAAAATAATATGAAATTATATAAAACACATCAAATAGAGTGGAACTTTTCAAATCAAGGTATAAACTTTACTCATGATAGAATACAATTAGATCATATGGGAGTAAACCCCGCACCAACATCATATATTCCTGAAGTAACAATAGATGTTGACAATAGTGGTAGAAGGGATGACAGCTTGGTTGAAAAAATTATTAAAACATTAGAAGCTGATGAGCTACAAGATTTTAGCGGTATAAAAACCATATATAGGTATCCTAAATTAAATCTATCTAGAGACAAGGTATCTTTATATTGTGAAGAAAAAGGTTTAAAAGTTATTAGGGATTCTAGTAAAGCTGATGTTAGAATTATTTCTATGGGTCTTATAAAAACTCTAGTATCTGAAACATGGTATAACAGTTTTATAAAACGTTCAGATTTTATTGATGCTATGAGGGCATTTCCTAGTGCTTTTGAAAATCTTGAAGAACATATAAAAATCATAACTGATACTATAGATGAAGATGCTTATATATCTAGCAGAAGACAGTATTATGGTATACCTGATTCTTTTGATAAACGTGTACGTCCTTTCTTTGTTCACATAGATGAAAAAGTAAACAAAGCAAACTGCAGTGTGATAATTGAACCACAAAATTTAAAGAATTTTAATGAGATATTTACTGGACAATTTAAATGGATCATGGATGAAAAGGCTAATAAACTAATGTCTTCTGATTCAGTTACATTAGATGATGCCATGTATATTCAATTGAAAGATATGATTAAGTCTGGTAATCCAGAAGATATAACAGTTGCAATGACTACATTAGCTAATTGTAATATTGAAACATCTAAAACTTACATAGCAATATTATTCTTTCATTTCTTTGAATATTTTAAATCTTGCAAAACTTTTAATACTATTAACTTTAAATCATTAAGAAAAGCATTTCAAAAATATTATGATAAAACATCTTATAACCATGGTCATTCAGGTAGATATGAATCATTAATAAAAATGTTAGTTGAAGATGATGCTTTAACTGTTAATGCAATGGAACATGTATTAGATTTAGTGTTTGAAGAAGTTATTCTTAGATCTACTGGATTAAAGAATTGTAAAGATGTATTTGCTATTGAAAGAAGTTCAATAACATTAACTCCTGAGTTTTCAGCTAAGGCTAACAGTATGGGTTTAAAAACTGCATTGATGTTTGAGGCAGATGATTTACCTTTTTAAAATAAAAAAACATGACAGAAAAAGAAAAAATATTTAAAGACAAGTATGATAATAAAGAATTTAAGTTTTCATATTCAAGTATGAACAGGCTTAGATTCTCTCCTAAACTTTTCTATAAGGATTATATCCTGAAAGATAGAGAAGTAAGGATGGATAAACATTTAATAGAAGGTAGGTTGCTGCATTTATTATTATTGCAACCAGAAAACTTTGACCAAGAATTTATATTAACACCATCTAAGTTACCTTCTGACACATTGCGTAAAGTTATAATGAACATTATGCTTTATACAGATGCTGAAGAATTGTCTGCAGTTGATGACAAAATAATTTTAGATTCCTTAAAAGAGGTAGGACTATACCAATCATTGAAAGATGAAAGTAAACGTGTAGCTAAGGTACGTACTACTGAGTGTGAAGATTTTTATATATTCTCACAGACTAAAGGTAAAGATGTTATAGATCAAACTATGTATGATAAAACTGTAGAACGTGTAGAAGTAGTTAAGTCAAAGGCAGATATAATAAATCTATTAGATCCAGTTATAACAGACTTTGAGTTAGATGAAACTGAAACATTTGCAGAGGCATATCTAGAATGTGATCTAAAGGACCATAAGTTTGGTCTTAAAGGTTATGTAGATAAATATATTATAGATCATGAGAAGAGAGCAATCACTATCATAGACATCAAGACATCCGGTAAATCTATTGTAAACTTTGCAGAAACTGTAGAATATTATAATTATTGGATGCAAGCAGCTGTTTATACAATGTTAGTTCTAAAAAATGTCCCTGATGGTATACAAGGTTACAAAATAAATTTTAACTTTATAGTAGTAGATACTTATAACCAAGTATACAATTTTGGAGTCAGAGAAGAAACTATGCAAACATGGGGTAAAGAATTAATGAAAATACTCAAGGCCTGCAAGTATCATTTAGATGAAATGAGCTTTGATTTACCATATGAATTTATTAATAATAAAGTTATGTTATAAATGTATAGAAACTATTTTCAAAAAAGCAAAGTTTTCCTCTACCCTCTATTAGGTATAGAGAAAGGGGTTGACTTTGTTCCTGTAGAAAC